CCTAGATTTAGCTATATGCAAAATTAGATATCTAGGGTATAGCTATAACAGTTTAAGTTAAAACTAAAACTAATATATGGGAAAAGGAAGGAAAAAAATACCAACAAAAATAAAAAAAATGCAAGGGACAATTACTCCTAGCAGAATTTTAGAAAATGAAATGAAAGTTGATTTAATTTCAGATATACCAGAAGCTCCAGAATGGCTATCAGAAATTGGAAAAAACGAATGGATAAAAGTAACAACTCAATTAAACAATTTAGAAATGTTGCATAATGTTGACTTGAGTTTAATAGAAGCTTATTGCAATGAAATGAGTTTATATTTAGAATGTGAAATGAAGCTTAGAAAAGAAAACCGCATAGATGAATTTACTAATAGTGAAGGGACAATTGTAAGGAGGCAAGCAAATCCTTTAGTAAAAATGAAAAATGATTCATTAAATAATTCATTAAAATTAGCTGCTCAATTCGGATTAACTCCAGTTGCAAGAGCTTCAATCTCTGCTCCAGTAACTAATAATAACACACAAATAAATAATTATTTTGACTAATGGAATATTATTTTGACAAAGAAGCCGCTTCAAAAGCGATAGGATTTATAGAAACATTTTGCTCTCATACAAAAGGTGAATTACACAATAAAAAATTAATATTAGAAGAGTGGCAAAAGAAAATAATTGGTGATTTATTTGGATGGAAAAAAGAAGATGGGACTCGTAAATATAGAACAGCATTTATTGAAGTGCCAAGAAAGAATGGTAAGTCTACCTTGTGTGCTGCAATAGGATTGTATATGTTATTTGCTGATAGTGAAAGAGGCTCTGAAATATATTCAGCAGCTGGCGATAGAAGCCAAGCAGGAATTGTTTTTGAGATAGCAAAACAAATGATAAACAATAATTCTGAATTAACTAAAAGAGCTAAAGTGTTTAGGAACTCCATAACTAATGAAAGCAAAGGAAATTTTTATCAAGCTATCTCATCAGATTCCAAAACTAAACATGGTTTTAATGCTAACTGTATAATATTTGATGAATTACATACACAGCCAAATAGAGATTTATGGGACACCTTATTAACTTCAACAGGTTCAAGAAGGCAGCCATTGTGTATTGCAATAACAACAGCTGGTTATGATAGACAATCTATTTGTTATGAAGTTTATGATTATGCTAAAAAAGTTAGAGATGGGGTGTTAAAAGATGAATCTTTTTATTCAGCAATATATGAAGCTGATATTGATTGTGATATTACAGATGAAAATGTATGGAAAAAATGCAATCCAAATTATGGAATTAGTTTAAGAAAAGAATATATGGAAAGAGAATCTCAAAGAGCTATTGACATTCCTTCATATCAAAATACTTTCAAAAGATTAATGTTAAATATTTGGACTGATTCTGTTACTGCTTGGATAGGAAATAAAGAATGGGAAGCTTGTAAAGGTGAAATAAATTTAGAAAAATTAAAAGGAAAAGATGTATGGATGGGACTTGATTTAGCATCTACAAGAGATATATCAGCTCTAGTTTTATTATTTAAAGAAGATGATAAGTTTATTATTGTTCCATATTTTTTTGTTCCAGATGATAACGCAAAAAAAAGAAGTGAAAGAGATAAAGTAGATTATGTTTCATGGATAAAACAAAATCATATAATATCTACTGAAGGTGATGTTGCTGATTATAATTTTATAAAGAAAAAAATTATGGAATTAGGGATGGAATATAGAATACAATCAATAGCATATGATAGATGGAATGCCAGTCAATTAGTAATAGACCTAGTAAATGAAGGGATTCCAATGGCTCCTTTTGGACAAGGCTTTATGTCTATGAGCGCTCCAACTAAAGAAATGGAAAAGCTAATTTTAGGAACTCAAATAATACATAATGGAAATCCAGTAATGGATTGGATGTTATCAAATATAGTATTACAAGAAGACCCTGCAGGAAATATAAAACCAAATAAAGCAAAGTCAACTGAAAAAATAGATGGTATTGTTGCTTTAATTATGGCTTTAGGTGAATACATGACTGGTGAAGATATATCATCAGTTTATAATGATAGAGGATTATTAATGTTATGAAAGAAAAATTTATTTTAATTAGTGCTGATGGATTCGTTAAAGAATTTTGGCAAAGAGCAAAAGAGCATAAAACTTTAATTTCTGCTTATGAAGATTTAGAAAAAGAATATAAAGAGTGTTTTGGCAAAAGAAGATATTCAGATTATAATTCATTTAGAGTCTGTAGGGATAGAAAAATTAAAAACAAAAGAAACAATGTTACATAAAATCATATTTATTAATTCGTAAAATTGCAAAAAAATTTATAGTGGGCATACTAAATTCTATTCAAAACATCTTTACATCACAACCAAAAAAAGAAACTCAAAGAAGTATTAATTATAACTTTGGCTTCGGAAATAAAATAACTGTAAGCCCATCTTCAGCTTTAACTTTTTCAGCTGTATGGGCCGCTATGCGTTTATTATCTGAATCAATATCATCTCTACCTATTAAGGTTTGTAAAAAGGAAAACAATGGAGATATTGTTGAGGTTGATAATGATTTATCTTTTTTATTAAAATACGCTCCAAATACATATCAAAATAAAGTAACATTTATTGAAAAAATAATGATGGATTTACTTTGTAATGGTAACTCATATGTTAGAATTATTAGAAATAATGCAGGGAGGCCAATAGAATTACTACCATTAAATTATGCTGGCGTTACTGTATATATGAGAGAAAACAAATTATATTATACATCAGATGAAGTCGCTGGAACTTTTGAATCACAAAATATGTTACATTTCAAGTTGATAACAGATGTTAACGCAACTAAAGGTGTAACGCAAACGGAGGGTGGAATTGTAGGTTTGAGCCCGATAGAACAAAATGCAAATGCTATAAGTTGGGGACAAAGTGTTGAAGAATATGGTCGGACATTTTTCTCTAACGGTGCCAAACTCTCCGGAGTATTAAAAACTGATAGAGCACTATCTGAACAAGCAATTGATAGACTTCGCTCATCCTTTAATAATAACTATGCTAAACTTAGCGGAGCTAATCAAACAGCTGTATTGGAAGAGGGGCTTGAATATCAGCCAATTAGTATATCAGCTGAACAAGCTCAATTTTTAGCTTCCAGACAATTTAGCATTGAAGAAATAGCTCGTATATTTAACGTGCCACCGCATTTATTAAAAGACTTATCTAAATCAAGTTTTAATAATATAGAAATGCAATCTCAAGAATTTGTAATTTATTCATTAATGCCATATTTAACAAAGATCGAAATGGAAATGAATATTAAATTATTCAGAAAAAACTTAGTTGGAAAAGAATATGTAAAGTTTAATACAAACGCTTTACTAAGAGGAAATATAAAAGATAGAGCTGATTATTATAAAACAGCAATAACTAATGGATGGATGACTGTTAATGAAGTGAGAAGAAAAGAAGAAATGAATTCAGTTGGTGAAGTTGGAGATGAAAATTATCTACAATTAAACATGACTACATTAAATAAAGTAGGAGAAGATGCCAGCTAAAGAATGTGAAAATGGTAAATGGAAATGGGGAGAAACTGGCGCTTGTAAATATAACTCAAAAGAAGAGGCTGAAAAAGATAATGAAAATTATTACAGAGATTTAGAAGATATTGATTTGACGCCAACAAAAGGAATGGTTGAAGCGGCAAAAAGAGGATTGGAACTTAGAAAAGAATTTGGAAGAGGTGGAACTGAAGTTGGAGTAAAAACAGCTAAAATGATAATAGCTAACGAATTAACAATTAAAAGAGTAAAAAAAATGTATGCTTACTTTCAAAGACATGAAGTTGATAAACAAGCAGAAGGATTTGAATTAGGTGAAGATGGATTTCCTTCGGCTGGAAAGATAGCTTGGATGTTATGGGGGGATGATGCAGGAATGACTTGGTCAACAAAGAAAAGAAACCAAATTAAAAACGAAGAATATTATGAATCAAATGAAGAAAAAATGGATAAAAGACATATTAAAAAAGTAATTGAAGATGATGAAACAATTACAATAGTTTATGGAAAATCTGAAGAATGGGAAGGTGTAGAAATTGATATGAAAGAAACTGTTGAAGAAGAAATTACTGATGATACTAATGAAGAAGAAATTGTTGAAGAAGGTTATCAAGAAGAAGATGAAATTAGAAATATATGGGATAATAAATATGATAACACTATGGAAAAAAGATTATATACAATAGAAACTAGAGTTGAAACTAGAGAAGATAATAAAGAGGTTGTTGTTGGTTATGGAAGCATATTTAATTCTAGAAGTGAAAATCTAGGAGGTTTTTATGAGTATATATCACCAGACGCAATAACAAATGATACAATTATAAATTCTGATGTAAGAGCTTTAATAAATCATGATGCTAATCTTATTTTAGCTCGTTCAACTAAAGGCGAAGGAAATCTTAAATTGAATGTAGATGAAACTGGTTTACGTTATGAGTTTGCAATTCCTGAAACTTCATATGGAAAAGATTTAGCTATTAATATGAAAAATGGAAATATAACTCAATCTTCATTTGCTTTTACAATTGCTGATGGTGGCGATACATGGAGCACTGATAAAGAAGGTAGAGATATTAGAACGATAAATAAAATAGATAGATTATATGATATTAGTGCGGTGACATACCCAGCTTATTCTGAAGCTTCAAGCGGTTTAGTTATTGCTCAAAGAAGTTTACAATCATATAAAGAAACACAGAAAAAACAA